GCACAAGCGTTGACGACCGAATTCCTGGCCACGCTGCCAGGTCGCGAGCCTGCCTCCGGGGCCGTGAGTTACTTCGATACGGAGATCAAGGGCTTCTTGCTGGAGCATCGCGCCAGCGGTGGCGCGACCTTCTACTTCCGCTACCGCGATGCGGCCGGCAAGGTGCGGCTGAACCGGATTGGCCGGGCCGATGAGATTTCGGTGTCGGACGCCCGGGCCAAGGCGCACAAGATGAAGCAGATGGTGACCGAGGGCGGTGACCCGAAAGTGGAGAGCCATCGCTTCAAAGATGTGCCGACCTTTGGGGATTTCGTGGCCGAGCGGTATCTGCCCTACGCCAAGACCCGCAAGCGCAGCTGGGAGACGGATGAGACGATGCTGCGCAATCACCTGCTGCCGGTGTTTGCCGATTTCCGGATGAACCGGATCACCCGCTCGGATGTGGTGGCCTTCCACCACGCGGTGTTCGAGAAGGGCTACGCGGCCGGAACCTGCAACCGGATGATCGTGCTGATGAAGTTCATCTACAACTGCGCGATCCGCTGGGACATCCTGCCGCCCAAGAGCAACCCCTGCGATGGCGTGGAGCCCTTTGAGGATCACGGTGCGCGGGAGCGTTACCTGACGACTGAGGAGGTGCAGCGACTGTTTGATGAGCTGGACACCAACCGCAATGTGCAGGTGGGCCAGGTGATCCGGCTGCTGCTTTACACCGGTGCCCGCAAGCGCGAGATCCTGGACGCCCGGTGGGACGAGATCGATTTCAACCGCCGGATGCTGACGGTGCCGGCAGCGCGCTCGAAATCGAAGAAGCCGCGTCACATTCCGCTCTCCGATGCGGCGGTGGAACTACTGCTGTCACTGCCTCGGCAGGACGACATCCCCTGGGTGTTTTTCAACCCCAAGACGAAGAAGCCGCCGGTGTCGATCTTCTACGCCTGGGACTCGATCAGGAAGAAGGTGGGCTTGGGCGAAGTGCGGCTGCACGACCTGCGCCACAGCTACGCGAGTTTCCTGGTCAATGCCGGGCGGTCGCTGTACGAGGTGCAGAAGCTCCTCGGCCACCACGATCCGAAGGTGACGATGCGCTACGCGCACCTGTCGCCGCAGGCGATGCTCGAGGCGGTCAATGTGGTGGGGAATGTCGTGGGGCGGCGGTCGGTGGCAGCAAATCAGGCTGAGATGGCCACCGCCTGATATTTGTCCGAAGAGTGTCATTACCTTTCGGACAACGCTGAAGAGGAAGGGAGCGCGACACATCGGTGTCGCGCTTTCCTTTCAGATCAAGGCTTCGAGGCCTTTGCGCTCGAGCAGGTTGAGCAGCTTCTGCGATGGGCCGCTGGGGTGCTTGTCACCCAGCTCCCACTGGCGAACAGCGGACGGGCTGGTATTGAGCAGTGACGCCAACACGGTTTGGCTGAGCTGGTAACGGTCGCGCAGTGAGCGGATTTTCTCGCTGTCGTACTCGGGAATCGGGTCCAGGCACAGCGCGTCGTACTTGCGCATCTTGCGCTGGTCGATGAAGCCCAAGCGATGCAGATCCGCTGCCGTCTCGTGCACAGCCTCCAGGATTCGGCTTTTGGCCTTAGTCTTTGTCGTCATGGCAAATCTCCTGTAGTGATCCGTCTTCAACCTCAGCATCGAGTTCCTTGCCGGTGCGGGACAGCAAATCCTGGGCAATGGTCTGCAGCGCTTCTTTTTCTTCGGCGCTGATGTTGGCCCGTTCGTTCTTCTCGAAGCCGAAAACGAAGAACCACAAGTCGCCCTTGTTGGTAGCCACCAATGTTCTGGCGCCGCCACGCTTGCCCCGACCGGCCAACCCCACCCGCTTCTTGACCACGCCGCCGCCAAGATCTGCATCGATCAGCCCTTGCGACATCTCGCGCACTGCGCCGCACAGGGCTTCGTCGGTCAGCTCAGTCTTTCGCATCCAGCGACTGAAGTGGCGGGTTTTGAAGACTCGATTCATCGCCGAACTATAACACCTAGTGACGCATATCGAAAGACAGAATGCCTCCAAACGCAAAAATACCCCGACCCCACCGCCGGCAAAGGCAGCTGAAGATAGTGAATATTGTCGGGAATGCGGTAGGGAGATAGCCGGTGGTGGTGGCGGCGAACCCGGGGCAGGCGAGTGTCGCGCTTGCGTGACACACTGGACCGAGGCACGACAGTATTGGCTTGAAGCGCGACAGATTTCGCGACATAATTGTGTCACGCTTTGTCGTTCCTGCACGACACTGCGTGACAGACTCACCACGAGGAGCCAGATCCGATGCTACGAGCCACGCTGACCGAAGAACTTAAACTGATCGAATCCATCGTCGCGGCGCATCCGAGCGGCATCGGCATCGCTAGCATTGAGGCCGAGATCGTACGGCGCCAGGGTGACAAGCCCAACCGCCGCACATTACAACGTCGCCTGCAGAAGCTGATCGATGAGCAGCGCGTGACCACCGAGGGCGAAAGTATCGCCTTGGTCTACAAACTGATTTCCGGCAGCGTCGTGCCGGCCAGCGCTTCGATGACACTCACCGCCACAGCAACGGCCGAGGCCGAGTTGTATGTCCCAGTGTCACCCGAAGGGGCGACCATTCGCAATCAGGTTCGACGCCCGCTGATGCATCGTCGACCGGTCGGCTACCAACGCGAGTTTCTGGAAACCTATCAGCCCGGCACGACCTTCTATCTGCCCGAGTCTCTGCGACGCCAGCTGCACGAAATGGGGCGCACCTCTGCCAATGAGCGGCCAGCAGGCACTTACGCCAGAGACATCCTGGGTAGGCTACTGGTCGATCTGTCGTGGGCTTCGTCCAAGCTGGAGGGTAACACCTATAGTCGGCTCGATACCCAGAACCTGATCGAGTTCGGCCAAGTTGCCAAGGGCAAGGACGCCATCGAAACGCAGATGATCCTGAATCACAAGGCAGCCATCGAGATGTTGATCGAGGATGCTGAAGAGGTAGGCTTCGACGCCTTCACCTTCAAGAACCTGCACGCGGTGCTGTCGCAGGACTTGATGCGTGACCCGCAGGCCAGTGGCCGTTTGCGTCGGCGCCCAGTAGATATCTCGGGCACCGTGTTTCACCCGCTGGCGCTGCCGCAGGTGATTGAAGACTGTTTCACGCTGTTGCTGACCAAGGCAGGGGCTATCCCAGATCCGTTCGAGCAGGCCTTCTTCCTGATGGTGCAACTGCCCTACCTGCAGCCGTTTGAAGATGTGAACAAGCGCGTCTCGCGCATCGGCGCCAATATTCCGCTCTTCAAGCACAACCTTTGCCCGCTGTCCTTCATCGATGTGCCGGAGCACGCCTATATCGAGGGGACGCTGGGGGTGTATGAACTCAACCAGATCGAGTTACTGCGCGATGTATTCGTCTGGGCCTATGAGCGCTCTTGCCAGCGTTATCTGGCCATCGCGCAAACAATGGTCGAACCCGACCCGCTGAAGATCAAGTACCGGGAGGCGCTGATTCAGGCGGTGCAGACCATCGTCAAGGGGCTGCGACAACCCAGCCCTTCGGTCATCGCAGAGGTGGCACAAGATCACGCCACTGAAGCCGAGCAAGCGGCATTCCGCGAATTGCTCACGTCAGCGCTGCAGCAACTGCACGAAGGCAGTATCGCCCGCTACCGGCTGCGCCGTTCGGAATACATCGCGTGGCAGCACGCGCAGCCTCAGGTCTGAGCCGATCAAGACGTCGGCAGATACCAAGATTTACCTACGAAATGATCATGGACTACTCTCGTAAATTCCGGAAGCTGATCCCGTAAATCTCGGAATCACTGATGCAAGAATTCCGCCAATTGGCGGATTTACCCGCTGGCCAGCAGTGCACCTGCGCACCGTCGCCACTGGGCTGCCTGCTGACCACCACCGCCGAAGCCATGCCAATTGGCATCTCCAGGGCCTTTCGCGCCCACCATCCGGAAACCGGCAAATTTGCCGGTTTGCTCCGCCCCTGCAGGCTGCCTGCACCAATTGGCGGAGCCTGCGCTCTTGCCCAAATTCGCACCTTCACGATTCCGCCGCAAGCCCTCAGAAAGCGCTTGGCTTCATTGGCGAACAGAGCGTGAATGGCATCGTCACAAACCCACCAGGAGCCGACGATGTCCACAGCCCAACCCCAGGCCATAGACGCCTACCTGCAGCACATCACCACCATCCGCAGCCAGATGGAAGCGTTGCAGCGCCACGCCGACGACCACTTCGGTCACGACCCTGAGCACATCCACTGGGGCCACGTCGGCGATCTCACCCGCATCGAGAGCGGCCTGCGCGAGGTGCTGGCGCTCCTTGACGGCAGCAATGCGTAAGAGGAACCGGGTGATCACCATGACCAAGACCCAAACCGCCAAAGCCGCCCAGCAACTAGACAAGCTGCTCGCCCAGATCGCCCTGGACCATCTCTTCATTGAGACCCTGCAAACCCGCAACAGCGACCGCCTGGACTTCCACGACGTCAGCGTCTGGGCCGTCCAAAGCGCCCTGATGGCGGCCTACCAAGCAGGCCTGGCCGCCGGGCAAAACGCCGCCGCAAAAGCCGCTGATCAAGTAACCCAGCAGCAAGCCGCCTGACCCTCACATCACTCACAAGGAGCAAGACCATGTCCGCACAAACCACCCCGATCACCGAACGCCAACTGGACCTCATCACCCGTGCACATTGCGACGCCGGCGGATTGATCGAACCGCTGCTGGCCCTCAAGGGCGGCGCCAAGCTCAAGATGATCGCCAGCCTCGCCCAGCGGGGGTTGATCGAGCAGCTGGATGGCCAGTGGCGCATCACAGGTGCCGCCATCGCGATCATCAAGGGCGAAGCCCAACCAGAGGATGTGCTACCGCCAATCCCGACGGTGATGCCGGCAGCTATCGAAATCACTGCAGCCACGCCGGTGCAAACGACAGTGCCGCCCGATGACCCGGAGATGGAAGCCGCCGTGGTGGCCGCTGAGGCCACATGGCAAGCCGTGCAGAAAACACCCCGTGTGCGGGCTGACAGCAAGCAGGCCCAGGTCATCGCCCTGCTGCAACGACCGCAAGGCACCTCGATTGCCGAGATCATGGCGCTCACCGGCTGGCAAGCGCACAGCATTCGTGGCCTCTTTGCCGGAACGCTCAAGAAGCGCGGCATCGCGGTCACCTCCGAGAAGGCCGAAGGCGGCGAGCGGGTCTATCGGGCGGCGTTGCTATCTGAGGCGACAGCCTGATACGCGATGGCACACCCTGTTCAGTAAATTTGAAGCGCAGCCTCTTTGTGACTACAATGAGACTACTTTCACGATTCAGGAGGATCACCCCATGTCCACCGCAGACACTTATGTGCGTGCCCGCATCGACAGCGAAACCAAGGCGCGCGCCAGCGATGCGCTCGAGGCCATGGGGCTGTCCATCTCGGACGCGATTCGCCTGTTGATGCTGCGCATTGCCGATGAGCGCCGCCTGCCTTTCGAGGTCAAGGTGCCCAACGCCAAAACCCGCAAGGCCATGGCCGAACTCGAAGCAGGCAAAGGCAAGCGGGCTGCCAGCATTGACGATCTGATGGCCGATCTGCATGCGGACGATTGAGTACGCCAGCGCTTTCAAGAAGGATTTCAAGCGGGTCAAGGCCAGCCCCCGGCACAAAGATGTCGAGGTCCTGCTCAAGGGGGCGCTGCAACTGCTGGTGGCAGACGAACCCTTACCAGTCAGCCAGCGCGATCACGCACTGACCGGCAATTGGTCGGGCTATCGGGAATGCCACCTCAAGCCCGACCTGCTGCTGATTTACAAGAAACCGGACGACGAGACCTTGCGCATCGCCCGGCTGGGGTCGCACAGCGAGCTGTTCAGCTGAGTCCCCCCAGTCCCGCCCATCACGCCACCAGTTCCTCCAGCGCCTGGTGGATCGCGCGGTCAATCAGATCGGCCACGCCCCGCACATCGGGCTTGTCGACCACCAGCGCGACAATTTCCGGGGCCACCTTGTTGGGGATCTGCTGCATCCGATCCCGCAGCTGGCGGGCCAGCTGGAAATACTTGATGTCGACCTCGTCCTTGCTGATCAGCTTGCCCGTGCGCTCTTCGAATTCGAGCTTGGCCAGGCGCGCCGAGTAGGTTTCGCGCACCGCCCGGGCCTTGTGGTAATCGACGCCTCGGGCATCATCACTGGCCTGGGGCATCGGCGGCGGTGCAACAGGCTGGGAAGCGTGCTGGGCAACAGGCGGTGGTCGGGTGGTGGTCACCCTCGGGGTGGTCGGCTGGGCGGTTCGCGTGTGCCGATCCCATTGGGCATCGGCCTTGATTGGATCGATGCTTCCATCGGGTTCGGGATGGATGCGGCCACTGGCAATCGCCTTCTGGACAGCGGACAGGGCCACGCCGCGATGCCGGGCGTAGGCGCGCAAGCTCATGCTCATAAAAATCTCCAACGGGTCGATGGCAGCCCGGGTGACCACCGACCACCTGACCACCTATTTTTTGAGTCTGACGCTAGGCAAGCGCCGCGCTGCGCGCGGCCCCCGCGCTTCAGATGGCCCGGGAGGACCCGTCAGATGTGTCAGATGCGTCAGGTCGCACGGGCGAGTTCCTCGCGCAGTGCCCGTTCCATCTGCCGCTGGTACTCACGCAGCGCCACACTGCGCACCGTCTCGGCCATGCCAAAGCGCGGCTCGACCTTCTGTTGTTTGCGCAGCAGGTACAAGGCCAGGATGCGCTTCTCGTCACGGCGCTCGAACACGGCACCAGCACGATAGAACACGTTCTTCTTCGCCATCACCTGGCCCGGCCACTGGCTCTTGGGGATGACGCGGGTCTGGGCGGTCTGTGCCATCGGCCCGACAGGGATCGCCAGCTTGCCGCTCTTGGTGCCACCGGTCTCCTGCGCTGCCATGAAGCGGTCGCGCGACCAGACCTCGGCCATCAAGGTGCGGGGCTTGGCAGGTGTGACGCCAATGCCCCGGCTGATCCACGGGCGGCGCAGATTGAAACGCTCGGGCAGACCGCCGCGCACCGCGTCGCGGGCGTCGAACGCTGTGCGGGTCAGCGCCTTGGCAGCGGCATCGGGGATGCGCTTGGCGGCAGCGTCCGAGAGGTACTCGGTCGCCTTGGCCACCTCGGCGGTGACGTCAAGTTTGATCATCAGCAGGCTTCCGGCGGCGAGGAGTAGCTGGCGCTTCGGTGTTTGCAACAGGCTCGGCAGCGATGCCCGCCTGCTGCGCGAGGATCTGTTCGGCGGTGGCTGCATCGACTTCGACCGTCAGGCCTGGGACGAACGAGCGCGTGCCACCGTCGCCGGTGAGAACCACCGGACGGGTGATGAGAAGTTTCATAGGGGGAGTCTCCAGCACTGGGAAGAGAGGCGAACGCCAGGCCCAGAAACGACAACGCCCACCGGAACGAATCGTGTGGGCGCAGTTATTAGCAGTACGGGATTACTGTACCTTGTGTGTTCAAACATTCAACTAGGTTTTGTCGTCGGGAGCAGAATTTTTTTCTGTGAACCGGGCTTCGATGTCCATGGCACCGTGCAGCACGCGGATGATCCGCAGCAAGCGACCATCTTCCGTGAAAAAGATCACGTAGTTGCCGTAAGCGCAAGAGCGGATGCCTTCGCCAAGTTCCGGCCTGGGCCGGTAGGCTTGGGGCGCCACCAGGATCTTGCGGCACTGCGCGCGCAGTTCCTGCAGGAATGTGATTGCCCGGCGCGGGTTGTCCTGAGCTATGTAGTCACCGATGCCTTCGAGATCGCGCTCGGCCTGCGGCTGGAACTCCAACCGCATCAGACCGCTTTCTCAGCCATCGCGCGATACTTCGCCTCCAGGCGATCAAAGACCTCCTCTTCCGGAACCCCAGGGCCGCTGGCCAAGCCCACCGCAATCGCTTCACGCAAGGCCTGCAGCTTCGTGGCCTGTTCGGCTTCGCGCTCTTCGAGCAAGCGCAGTCCAGCACGGACTACCTCGCTGACGTTGTTGAAGCGGCCCGAGTCGACCTGCTGGCGGATGAAGGTCTCGAAATGGGGGCTGAGAGCAACACTGGTTGGCATCGCTGTTCCTCCTGTTAGTTAATAACAGTTATTAAACTCAACCCCGCGTCTCTTGTCAAGGAACGGCCTCAGTCTGTTGAGGGCGTCTGCTGCGCGCACTGCCGCTACGGTCGTACCCGTAATGCCGAGCCAACACCCCCAGCCCCGCGATCAGAATGCCCTTGGCCTCGTGCAGGGAGATTGCCTTGCCTGCCCAGCCCTGGCGAAGAGCCCATTCCCGAACAGACTGGCCCAATCCGGCCACGTACCAGAGCGCCGATCCAGCAGGACTGCCACTGCCGCCCACCGCCTCCAGCGCATCCCGAACGGCCCGGGCAGCACCGGCGTTCTTCTCTACCATCATCTGCCCCGGTGCCGTACCACCCGGCAGACCATCGAGCTTGGGACTGGCGATACCACTGCCGAACGCCCGGGCAAAGTCCTGCGAGAACTGCTGCCCCGCGTCGTGCATGGCGCCGGTGATGCTGCCGTTCCTGAGCATCAGCGCCAGCGTGTCCACGGTGCGGTAGTGGTCGACCGGCTTCTGGTCATCGTCCTCCTCACGGACATAGCGGATCACGCTGCCATCCGGACGTGTCAGTTCATGGCCGATAGGCGGTTTGCGTTCAGCCCTGGCCTTGGCGCGTTGAGTTTTCTTGGTCATGGCCGTCCCTCCCCGAGTTGTCCGAGGGTGGCCAGTGCGCCATCGCGGTCACGTTGCACGGTGATCGACTTGCCCGTGATCGCCACCACCGTCCAGGTCTCGCCATCACCACGGTCAATGACCTCGCCCTCGGACCAAGGTGTGCTCTTGCGCGAAGCCGCAGTGCGCGCGCCGTAGAGCTTGGTGGCGATGCCGGACAGGAACGCCCGATCCCAGTCGTCGTAGATGTACTCCAGTGGCACGACCACGATGCCTTGCTTGTGCCAAGCCGCCGCACGCATGGCGCGCAACTCATCAGCGCTGGCCGGTGACTGAGGTGCCAGACGCCCGAGGGCGCAGGGAATAGAAGCGGTGTGAGTTCTCATGCCACACCCCCTTGGGCCATCGCCCAGTCCAGCAGAGCCAGCGCATCAGCGTGGTTGTCGTCGACCGGGTCATGGCCACGCGCCTTGGCCGCCGCGATCATCTCGGCCTTGCCGGCGTTGCCCTTGCCGGTGGCGTGCTTCTTGATCGTGCCCACTGGCACGCCCTGGTACGGGATCTGGTGGTGCTCGCACCAGGCCGTCAGATGGGCCATGAAGCCACCGTAAGCATGAGCCGCGTCGACGCCGGCGTGTTTACGCACCTCCTCGAACACCACCCAGTCGAGGCCATCGGCACACTGCTTGATATCGGTGAGCCAGCGCTTGAAGCGCAGGTATCTCATCCCACCACCTTCGAAGCGCTGCGGCTTGAAGGATTCGCTGCCGCCGCTGATGAGTCCGTCACGGCCGGTCAGTGCCCAGCCGGTGGTAGTGCCCAGATCCAGGGCCAAAATCGTTGTCGTCATCGTCAAATCTCCTTTTTGACCGAACCTGACCGGCCCCCGGATAACTCCCTATAGGCGTGTACGCGCACGCGTGTGGGGTAAATCCATGGCTCGGACAGATTCGGTCAAATCTGCTCAAAATCAATAAGTTGCAAATCTCTGTTTTCAGTCATCGCGGTAAGGCAAACGGGCGCCGTAGTCCTTGGGTTTGAGCGACAAACCCAAGATCGCCTTCGCGCCGGATGAGGTACGCCCACGCTGGAATCCCCGGCGCAGCAGTTGCTGCACGAGCCAGCGGCTGGTACCGATGTATTCGCTGCGCTTCTCGGCACGCTGGCGCCAGCGCTCGAACACGTCCGCCACGGCCTCACGGGCCTGCGGGTGCTGTTGGCACTCCTCTTCGAGGAACTCGCCGATGGTGTCTTCCTCATCGAAGTACTCATCGGTGGCATCG